CTTGGCATGATGAAAGACGTGCTAAAGAGTCTTCTGAAAGACAAAGACAAGAAGCTGAAAGAGTAGCGACACTTTCTGTGCAGGAAAATCAAAAGCTTAAACAAACACTTTCAACAGGAGAAGAAGACTATCTTAAGACTCTTCAAGATAAATATACAGCTGATTTAGCTTTTGCTCAAAGAGAGTACAGAGAAGCTTATGATGCTGGTGATAGTGAAAAATTAGTAGAAGCTCAAACTAAAATGAACGAGGCTCAATATAAACTAGGACAAGCTCGAGATAGAAAGCCTCAATTTACTAAAGAGACTTTACAAACTTCAGAAAATGCGGTATCTTCAGAGCAAGATACAGTTAGACCAACAGCTCCACAACCAGATGCAAAAGCTCTTGCTTGGCAAGAAAAGAACAAATGGTTTGGACAGGACGAAGAGATGACTTCATTGGCATTAGGACTGCATGAAAAATTAGTTAGAAATGGGGTAAACCCATCGTCTGACGAATATTATCGTAGTATTGATAGTACTATGCAAAAACGCTTCCCAGAAAATTTTGGGGGCACTGATACGTTGGAAGAGGCAAAACCTGCCCAACGCAAACCTTCAACTGTAGTTGCTCCAGCAACGAGGTCGACTGGCCCAAAAAAGGTTAGATTGACTAAAACACAGTTAGCTTTAGCAAAGAAATTCAAGCTAACACCAGAGCAATATGCACGTGAATTAATTAAAACGGAGAGTACAAATGGATAATAAAGTTAAAAATCGCACAAGTAGAGAAGCAGTAACTCGTGAAGAGACTGAAGTTCGAAATAAACAATGGGAACCTCGTTCAACATTACCAGAAATCAAGCATGAAGCTGGCTGGGCATATCGTTGGGTTCGAGTATCATTGGTGAATGAAGCTGATAATCTAAATGTATCTTCCCGTATGCGTGAAGGCTGGGAACCTGTGAAACATTCAGAGCACCCAGAAGTAAATTTACCAGCAGACCCTAACTCAAGATTCAAAGACGGTATTGAAGTAGGTGGACTGCTATTATGTAAAATGCCACAGGAAATGGTAGACCAGAGAAATGAATATTTTAAGGAAAAAGCTAGAGCTCAGGAACAGGCTGTAGATAACAACCTAATGAGACAGAACGACCCTAGAATGCCGTTATTTTCTGATAAAAAATCTACTGTGACTAAAGGCAAAAGATAATTTTTAAGGAGATTATATTATGGCATCAACAGCCGCACCTTACGGTCTTAAGCCCGTAAATTTGATTGGTGGACAGCCTTATGCTGGTTCTACTCGTCAAATTAAAATAGCGTCTGGGTATGACACAAACATCTTCAACGGAAGCGTTGTATCTATCGTTACAGCAGGAACACTTGAGATAGTAACCACTGTTGGTTCTAACTCTTCAGTTTTCCCTGCAGGAACAGTAGGCGTATTCGTTGGATGTTCTTATACAGACCCAAACTCAAAACAAAAGGTTTTCGCTCAATATTTTCCAGCAAACACAGTAGCATCTGATGCTGTTGGATATGTTGTCGATGACCCTGATGTAGTATTTCAAGTACAAGCTGATGCGTCAGTAGCCCAAGCTGGTCTTGGTGCAAACGCTCCATTAGCTGCAGTACAATCTACATCAACTGGTTCAACTGTGACAGGTAACTCTACTTCAGCACTAGATGCGACAGTAGCGACTACTACACAGGGATTCAGAATTGTTGATTTTGTTGACTCACCAAATTCTTCAGTAGGCGATGCGTTTACTGACGTGTTAGTGAAGTTCAATATTGCTCAGCATTCTTACACTAACGCAACAGGTATATAAAGGAGAATAAACAATGGCAATTTCAAGAGCTCAGTTATTAAAAGAGTTGCTCCCAGGCCTTAATGCTTTATTCGGAATGGAATACAGTCGTTATGGAGAAGAGCACGCAGAAATCTACGAATCTGAGACATCAGAACGTAGTTTTGAAGAAGAAACAAAACTATCTGGTTTTGGACAAGCACCTGTTAAAGACGAAGGTTCAGCCATCGCCTATGACAATGCTCAAGAAGCGTTCACAGCTAGATATAACCATGAAACCATAGCTTTAGGTTTCTCACTAACAGAAGAAGCTGTAGAGGATAACCTTTACGATACTTTATCTGCGAGATACACAAAAGCTTTAGCACGTTCAATGGCTAATACTAAACAAGTAAAAGCTGCGAACATTCTAAACAATGGTTTCTCTGATGCGAACGGTGGTGACGGCAAATCATTATTTGCTACAGACCATCCATTAGTATCAGGTGGTACAAACAGTAATACTCAATCAACAGCTGCTGACTTAAACGAGTCATCATTAGAAAATGCGGTAATTCAAATTGCTGCTTGGACTGATGAAAGAGGTTTATTGATTGCTGCTAAACCACGTAAACTAATCATCCCACCAGCGTTGCAATTTGTTGCTACACGTCTATTAGATACTGACCAAAGAGTAGGTACAGCTGATAACGATATCAACGCATTGAAAAACAACGGTGCAATTCCTGAAGGATATGTTATCAATCATTACTTAACTGATACTGATGGATACTTCCTAACAACAGATGTACCAAATGGTATGAAATACTTTGTAAGAACACCATTAACTACATCTATGGACGGTGACTTCGACACAGGTAATGTAAGATACAAAGCCCGTGAAAGATACTCATTCGGTTTTTCCGACCCATTAGGAATGTGGGGCTCACAAGGTGCTTAATAGGCACACTTGAGAGTGTTCAGTTTTCATAGTTCTGAACACTTACTTTGGAAACCCAGCTAATCTCTCGCTGGGTTTTCTTTTTTCTTTTATTTATTCTCAAAGTAGGTATAATTTACTTATCGGGAACAACGTAACTTATCTAACTGCCCCCGAACAGACGCATACACGATAGATAAGTTCTAACTTTGTATGGAGATATATAATGGCTACATCAACTTTTTCGGGTCCAGTAGTATCCAAAAATGGATTTATTAACACAGGACCAGGTAATGTCGTAGACGCTGACGCAAGCGTAGCTTTAACAGTCGCTACACACGCAGGCAAAATCGTACATAACGATGCTGCTGGAGCAGTAACTTACACATTACCAGCATTAAATGCAACAGCAGACGGAGCAAGTTCAGGACCAGGTTCTGACATTGACAATCTAAATAATCTTGGTGCTACATTCACAATAGTTAACTCAATAACAAAAACTGGAGACTTAGTAGTCCAAGTTGCAAACGCAAATGATATTATGACTGGCTCAGCTACAATGGTTGATTCAGATACAAGTGATAACATGGAAGGATTTGTAACAGCAGCTGCATCAGATACTATTACATTAAATGGAAGCACAACAGGTGGTGTAACACACGCTACAATCACATGTACAGCTATCAGTTCAACTAAATGGAGTGTTTCAGTTGTTACCGCTGGTACTGGAAACTTAGCTACACCTTTTAGTGCAGCAGTTAGTTAATAGGAGAATAATATGAGCAGTAATGGAGATATATGGGCAGTAACCCCTTCCACAAGTGCTACATACTATAGAGCAGCAGCATCCATATCGGGTGCTGGAGCTCTGACCTTACTCACCGATGACGCAGGCCCTAACGGGGTTGGTTATAAAGTTAGATTTACTTCAGCAGCAGACGACAGTGGAATTACTTTCACTATCGTTGGTATTACTGTAGCTGATGCTATAACAGGAAAATCAACTACAGAAGTCGTCACAGGTGCTGATACTGGCACAGCTGATTCTAGTAATTTTTTTGCTAAAGTTACAAGTATTACAGCTTCAGGTGCTTCAGCAGGTAATGTAAGTATAGGAACAACTGGGTCAATAGCTTTACCTAGAACCCGATTAAAAGGGTTTTATTATTTAGCTAGTGGTTCAGCAGGTAGTGTTAAAATGAACTTAAATAGTAGTTCAGGTACAGAATTGTTAAATATAGCAACACCAGCTAGTGCTACTGGCACACAAGATATGTTCCTTCCTGGCATGGGTATATTAACAACTTCAAACGGTAGTAGTATTTCAGATTTTGCTGTAGTTACTATTACTAATGTTACTAACACTGTATTATTTTGTGGATAGATAGTTATGGCAACTACCAGAAAAAAGGGTATGGGTATCAAGACTTCAGTTAAGTCTGGCAATTTTAGAAAGACTAAATCTGGAGCAGGTATGACAACGAAAGGTGTTAAAGCCTATCGTAAAGCCAACCCTGGTAGTAAATTGAAAACAGCAGTAACTGGAAAGGTTAAAAAAGGTTCTAAAGCTGCTAAGAGACGTAAATCATTCTGTGCACGTAGTGCAGGACAGATGAAGAAGTTTCCTAAAGCAGCTAAGAATCCTAACTCAAGGTTACGTCAGGCTCGTAAGAGATGGAAATGTTAACATGGAAGATAAGGTGCAAGAGACAGTAGCAGTTCATCAAGTTGAAATAGACCATATGAAGAAAGATATAGACCATATCATTCTAAAAGTAGACAAGATGGACACTCAGATAGACCGTATAGAAAAGGCTTTATCTGAACTAAGTGGTGGCCGTAAGGTCGCTTTGTGGATGTTTAGTGGCCTCGGCGTAATTGCTGGAATTGTAGCCACTTGGTTATTTAAATAAACTAACGGAGAAGAAAAGTGGTAGATAAAATACAAGAAGTTAAAATGATAATGGATGGTATCAAGAGAAGAAAAATTAGAAATGAATTAAAGAAAGTAGGTGTATCGTCTAATAAAGAGTTTATTGGAAGAGGACGTAATAAAAGAAAAAATCCAAACTACGACCCTCGTATGGGTACTAGTAAAAAACAAGATTTTGTTAAAAATCCTCTTAAAATAGATAACAAAGGGTTAACACCTAATGTTAAGAAAAAAGTTGAAGTTAAGAAAAAAGCCCCTGTTAAAGCTAAAACTGAAACTAGAGCAGAAATGTTAAAGAGAAAAACAGGCTCTACTTATGACCCAACAAAAGCTAACCGTGCAGGTCAAAAAATGGGTCAACGTAAAGCTGGTGGCCAAATTAAAAAGATGGCTTACGGTGGTATGGCTAAAAAGAAAATGATGGGTGGCGGTATGGCTATGAAATATGGTCATGGTGGTACAGTTGCTAAAGGTAAAAAATGTCCTCGTGATGGTATTGCGAAGAGAGGAAAAACAAGGGCTTAATTATGATGAAATGTAGAGGTATGGGTGCAATTAAACCAATCGCTTTTAAGAAAGGCGGTAGTACCAAAGATGCGTGTTATCATAAGGTAAAAGCTCAGTATAAAGTTTTTCCAAGTGCTTATGCCTCGGGTGCTATTGCTAAATGTAGAAAGAAAAGAGGCGGTAAGAAGTAGTGGCTGTCCGTAAGACTAAAAAAGGTCTTGCTTTAAAAAGATGGTTTAAAGAAGACTGGAAGGATGTAAAGACAGGCAAAGCCTGTGGTCGTAAGAAAGGTGATAAACGTGGTACACCTTACTGCAGACCTACTAAGCGAGTGTCGAGCAAGACTCCTAAGACAGCAGGAGAAATGACGGCAGCTCAAAAGAAGAAGCGTATTGCTCAAAAGAAAAGACTTGGGCAACCAGCTGGTAAGCCACGTAGAGTGGCCCCACTTAGAAGGACAAAGAGGAAAACATAATGAGAAAGAAAATTAAAAAATATAGTCATGGAGGATTGCATTCACCGTTTGATGCACCAGGTTTGATATATGATGATATTAAAAAATCCCTGAAAAAAAGAAAGGATAAAAAATTTCAAAAAGAAAAATACGAACTTTTAGATAAATATAAAGATATGATTATTGGAGGTGTACCAGAAGCTCCATACAGAGACTATCGTAAGATGGGTGACATGTTTGATTCAAAAAATCAACGTTTTAGTCGCAGAATGCAAGGATATCCTTCAGTTGATGTTGAAAAAATTCTTAATAGAAAAAAAGGTGGCTCAGTTAAAAAGAAAACTGTTAAAAAGAAAACTGTTAAAAAGAAAGCTGTTAGTAGTAAACGTGTTAAAGCCCATCGTGGCGATGGTATTGCTAAACGTGGCAGAACAAGAGGAAGGATAGTATAATGGCAACATCAGGAACAACAACGTTTAACTTAGATTTAAACAACCTTGTAGAAGAAGCATTTGAAAGATGTGGTGCTGAGATGCGTACAGGGTATGACTTACGTACTGCTCGTAGAAGTCTAAACTTACTTACTGCAGAGTGGGCTAACCGAGGTGTTAATCTTTGGACTATTGAAGAGGGTACTCTTTCTCTAACCACAGGTACTATAACTTACAATCTCCCTACTGATACGATTGACTTAATTGAGCAAGTTATTAGAACAGGCACAGGTACTAATCAACAAGATATTAACATTAATAGAATATCAGCTCCTACTTATGGAACAATACCTAATAAAAATACAACAGGTAGACCCGTTCAGGTATGGATAAACAGACAAGCAACACAACCGAATATAAATGTATGGCCAGCTCCAGAAGATAACAGCTATACATTTGTCTATTGGGCACTCAAAAGAATTGATGATGCAGGTACAGGAGTAAATACACAAGATATACCATTTAGGTTTTTACCTTGTTTAGTTGCAGGACTTGCATTTTATTTAAGTTTAAAGATACCTCAAGCAGGTGATAGAACTCAGTTTTTAAAACAAGAGTACGAAGAGCAGTGGACATTAGCTTCAACTGAAGATAGAGATAAAGCTACGCTTAGGATTGCTCCACGTAGACAACACATATAGGAGAGAAGATGGCAGCTAAAGATATAACAGGAGATGGTAAATTTACTAAAAAAGACCTTTTGAGAATGAGAGGTGTACCTGGATTTAAAAAAGGTGGTGCAACTAAAAAGAAAGCTACTAAGAAGAAAGCTTTCAAAGCTCACAATATGTATAATCCAAAGACTGGTAAAGCTGTTAAAGCAGAGTCTTATGCTAAACATATGGCGTTAAAGAAAAAAGGCTATGGACACACTAAACCAAGGAAAGGAAGATGAGTAAGTACGCTTCAGCAAAACATACCATTGCCGAGTGCGACAGATGTGGCTTTCAATATAAGCTAACAGAACTAAAAGACTTATTTATAAGAACCACAGAAACAAATATAAAAGTTTGTAAAGAGTGTTGGGAACCAGACCACCCACAGAACATGCAAGGTATGTATCCTGTAGATGACCCCCAAGCAATACGAGACCCAAGACCTGATAAAAACCTAGAAGAACAAAGAGATTATCAATATGGGTTTAACCCCGTAGGACTCAATAATCCTTTACAATTAGAGGGATTAGTAGATAATTTAGAAAGTAATGGCCAAATAGGGTCAGTAACTATTACAACAACTTAGGAGTAAATGATGAACAAAGATAGAAAAGGAGCTAAGGTAACTTATAAACAACCTGAAAATGTTGCTACCCCTAATACAGGTGGTTATCCTGAAAAGGATGTAAAGACTGAAGGTGTGGTTACTCGTGGTAACGGAGCAGCTACAAAAGGAACTAAAGCTAGAGGACCAATGGCATAATGACTTATACCGAGTTAGTAGCAGCAATCAAATCGTACACAGAGAATGACTATAGTACGACTGATGTTAATACTTTTATTCAAAATGCAGAGCAACGCATACATAACACTGTGCAGTTACCCGACCTACGTAAGAATGTAACGGGTACAATGTCATTAGGTAATAAGTATTTTTCTCTACCTAGTGATTGGTTATCTACCTTTAGTATTGCTGTTATAAATACTGACAACGAATACACTTATCTTTTGAATAAAGATGTTAACTTTGTAAGAGAATCGTTTCCTGATACTGATTCAGGGTTCTATGGAAAACCTGAATATTATGGTATATTTGACGATAATACAATGATATTAGGGCCAACACCTGATGCTAATTACAGTGCTGAGTTACATTATTACTATTACCCAGAAAGCATTGTTACTGCTGGTAATACTTGGTTGGGGGACAACTTTGATACTGCATTGTTTTATGGTGCATTACTGGAAGCAGCTGCGTTTATGAAAGAAGACGCAGATACAGTAACTCAATACACAGCAAGATACAGTGAAGTCATGCAGTTGTTGAAAAACTTAGGTGATGGTAAAAATAGGCGTGATGCTTATAGAAGTGGACAAGAGAGGATACCTGTAAGAAATGGATAATCAAGCAAAACTATTACAAGGTGTTGATTATGATGTAATTACTACATCAGATGGAGGAATGACACCTGAGCAAGTAGCAGAATTGTGTCTTGCTAAAATAATTTATGTAGGTGATGAAGCTAATCCTTTATTAAAGGAGCAGGCTTTGGCTTACAAAGATAGCATTAGACAAGTTCTAGTGTTTTATATGAAACAGGCTATAAAGTCTAATCATACAACTATAGCGAATAAACTGCATAAGGCAGGGCATTCTGAATTAACTAAACTTTTGGAGATATAAAATGGCAATTTCTCAAGCAATGTGTACTTCATTTAAAGTTGAGTTGTTGAATGGTATTCATGCATTTAGTACAACAGTGGCTCGTGGTAATACGAACGCTGATAGTTTTAAATTAGCATTATATACTTCATCAGCTTCTTTAGGTGCTGCTACTACAGCATACACAACTTCTGGTGAAGCATCAGGAACAGGATATACAGCAGCAGGTGCAGCACTTACCGCTGTCGCTCCTACATCATCTGGTACTACAGCGTTTTTAGATTTTAATGATTTAACATTTTCTACAGCTACGGTTACAGCTCGTGGAGCATTAATATACAATGATACTCAAGGAGACAAAGCGGTAGCAGTATTAGATTTTGGTGCAGATAAGACATCTACAGCAGGAGACTTTACAGTAGTATTCCCTGCAGCTGATGCTTCTAATGCAATCATACGAATAGCTTAAGTATATAAGCTAATGGAACGTTTATTTTTTATAGCTATAATGGTAATAACTTTTACGCATACAGCTACAATATTTGCGGCTGACTCAAATATCTATTACAAAGACCAGCCGCCAGCATCAGCTATCTCACCTTCAATTTCTATTGGTGGTGCTATGGATGTTTGTGTAGTAGTTAGAAGTGGTGCTATTGGTACAGGATTATTTAATGCGTCAGCTGGTATACACGTAGTTGACAAAAATTGTGAACGAATCAAACTTAGCAGAAGTCTTGCTCAACTTGGACTTAAGGTATCAGCTACGGCTATCTTATGTCAAGACAATAGAGTTTTTACAGCCATGCTGGCTGCAGGAAGCCCGTGTCCTATAGACGGATTAGTGGGTAAAGAAGCTAAAGCTAAATACATAGAACTAGGAATAATAGATGATAAAAATAATATTGTGGGCAACCCTAATGTCTTGCATGTCAATATTAGTAAGCCACGCCGAGACGACTACTTCGGCCAACCTACTAGATAATAATACATTTGACGAGAATACTAATGGATGGACACTATCTGATTCTAATGTTAAGCGGGACGCTAATTCTTATAATGATGCAGGTAACAGCCCTACTATAAGATTTAAAGGGCAAACTTCAACTATCACTCAATCTGTAGATACTTCTGGGTTAGAAACTAATAAAGAAATTACAGACGTTACTGTTAAGTATCACGGCTATGGCTGTGGTAACACACCTAATGGTTGGTGTACTGCTGGTGGTGATGACACGATTGTTACTAATGTTACTTTGAAAAACGGAGCAGGCACTGAGATTTCTACTAACACAATAGCAGTGCCATACGAAGATGGTTGGACTCATCACACGTTTACTAAATCTATTAATGATACATTTTTAACAGGTGAGACTGGAATTACATTTAGCTTACAAGGTATTGATACAGGAGACTCAAGTAGTTGGCTAGGTCCTATTACCGATAACTATGAGCTATTAGTAACATACCAAGATTATGTAGCTCCTGTTGTTATTGAACCTGTTGTGGTTGTACCTGTTGTTGAGACTGTTGTTGAGACTGTTGTTGAGACTGTTGTTGAGACTGTTGTTATTGAACCTACTATGATTGGCACTATAGATTTATCTACTGAAGTTACTTTAGATTTAATACAAGATGTTCAAATAATGCCCGAAATACCAACTATTGAATTAACTCCTGAAATAGGTAATATGGATATCGGTATTGATATGAACATGGATATACCTACAGATATGTCAATAGATGCACCTGTAGAAATAGCTAGTATAAATATGCCTATCAGTGTACCCACTGTAGAAATTCAAGCTATAGAAGTTGCTCCTCAAATTGAGGCTGTACAAGAAATTCAAGAGATTCAAGAACTACCTGAAATAAATATTGAAGAGCCTATAGAAATAGAGTCTGAGATAGTTGAAATAGAAACCCCTGAAGAATTAAAAGAGCCTGATATGCAAGAAGACATGGAGGTTGTAAAAAATGATGAACAAGAGACAGAGCCAGAGAGTAAAACAAATGATGACAGCATCGTACCAAACGGAGGCACCGATGAACCAAAAGCCAAAGAAGAAAAAAGTGTCAACAAAAAGAAAAAAGATACTAAGAAAACCAGCACAAAAAAAGAAACAATTAAAGACAAAACTGTCGCTGATAAATCGACTAAAACTAGCAAGTCAAAAGATGTGGTCGAAGTTAAAAAGCCTACTACAAACGCTGATAACTTGGGGCAAATAAGTGTCATAAACCTAGTTACATTGACCTCTATACCAGAAACAATTACAATTCAAGAAACAGTGTTATTAACACAGGAGATGATATATGAGCAAGACATTGATGCTTTCACCAGCAGTGCTACTTACGATAGTCTTATCAGTAGTTCCAGCAGCAGGTGGGTTCGTATGGTGGATGTCAGACCTAAGCACACGTTTAGTGGCTATGGAAGGTAAAGTAGCTGGTAGTGATACAGGTACACTAAATGATAGACTAACTACAACTGAAGAACGAGTGCAGTTTAATAGCGATAATATTGATGATGTCTGGGAAAGTTTAGAGAAACTTGATGTAGAAATGGGAGATATAGAAGATAAATTATCTGCTTGGATGGAAAGAGAGATTGGCAAAGTATACGATATTATTAACGACAACCCATTAGGAAACTAATATGGCAGGAATAGTAGTACCTTTAGATGGATGGGGACGCTCCAGTTGGAACGCTCTTGCTTATGGTGAAGGCTCTGTAAGTGTTAGTTCAACTGGGTCTATAGGAACCACTACAGTTGGTGCTGGTGCTAGTGTATCTGTTACAGGTGTAGCTGGGACTACTACATTAGCTTCTGTTCTTGTTACTGGAGATAAATCAGGTGAAGTTTTAGGAGAAGCAGGTACAGGTGCTGTTGGTACCGTAACCACAGTTGCAAAAGCAAACGCAGCAGTTACGGGAGTAGCAGGCACAAGTGCTTTAGGTTCAGAGGCAGTTGTAGCAGAAGCAAACGCAGCAGCTACAGGCGTAGCTGGAACAAGTGCTCTAGGTACAGTAACCACAGTTGCAAAAGCAAACATAACAGTTACAGGCGTAGCTGGAACAAGTGCTTTAGGTACAGTAACTCAAGAAAGTAGCAATACCGTACCTGTAACAGGATTAGTAGCTACTACGGCTATTGGGAGTTCAAGTGCAACAGGAGGAGCTACAGCATCTGTTACAGGTGTTAGTGGCACTTGTGAAACAAACGGATTTACATTAGTATGGGGCTTAGTAGATACATCTCAAACACCAAATTGGAAGGATATAGCAGCATGATAATTGAAGCAAAAAAATTAAATGGTGGTATAATACAATGTAAATATGAAGTACATCTAGAGTGTTCTAATTGTGGAATGAGTGTAGATGCAGAGGAATATAAATCAGGGACTTGCTCAGATTGTGGTGCCACGTGGAATGGAAAGCGACATACCAAAATTCACGTTACAAGTGTTCCATTAGCAGGTAAATCAAGCTAATAGGAGAAAGAAATGGCTAGTTCATATTCAGATTTAAAAGTAGAATTAATTAATACAGGTGAGCAATCAGGTAGTTGGGGTACAACTACTAATACTAATTTAGGTACAGCTTTAGAAGAAGCTATTGTAGGTACTGTGGATGTACCTTTTTCAAGCGGTCAAGTAACTCTTACTTTATCAAACTCAAACGCTACACAATCAGCTCGTCATCTAAGACTTAATTTAACAGGTACATCAGGTGGAGCACAGAACTTAGTTGTTCCAGCAATACAAAAAAATTACTTAGTTCACAACGGTACAGCTGATATTATCACTGTCAAGACTCCTTCTGGTTCAGGAATTGGAGTACCATCAGGTAAAACTATGTGGGTATACAATAACGGCACTAATGTTGTTGATGCAGTTACCGCTGTAACATCTTTAGAATCAAACGGTGGTATAACAGTAGATAATATTACTATTGATGGCACAGAGATTGATTTATCTACAGGTTCATTACTTGTAGATGTAGCAGGAAGTATTACTTTAGATTCTGATAGTGGCTCTATTTTATTTGATGATGCTACTACAGAGATAGGCGAAATTAGTATGGGTAGTAGTAACTTAACTATTAGAGCAGCAGTTAGTGATAAAGATATGATTTTTCAAGGAAATGACGGTGGTTCTAACATAACAGCATTAACATTAGATATGAGTGAAGCAGGAGCGGCTACATTTAATAGTTCAGTAACAGCCACTACGGGAACCTTTAGCGGAGCGGTAACTGCGAATGCTGGTGTAGTCGTAGATAATATAACCATTGATGGTACAGAGATTGACTTAAGTTCAGGTGATTTAACACTTGATGTTGCTGGAGATATTATCTTAGATGCTGATGGTGGTGATGTTTTATTTAAAGATGCTGGCACATTAATTGGAAAAATAGCTAACAACGATAGCTCAAACTTTAGAATGGATGTTTCTGTGCAAGACAAAGATTTTATACTGGGTGGAAATGATGGGGGAAGTATTATTTCAGCTATGGTGCTAGATATGAGTGCTGCTGGAGCAGCAACCTTTAATAATGATGTGACTGCGTTCTCAGATAAAAGACTTAAAGAGAACATAGAAACAATACCAGATGCTTTAGATAAAGTATGTCAAATACGTGGTGTTACTTTTGATAGAATCGATGCTGATGGCGAAAGACAAATGGGTGTGATAGCTCAAGAAGTAGAAAAAGTAGCTCCAGAGGTAGTTAGAGAAGATAAATCAGAAGATAAAATTAAATCAGTTGCGTATGGCAATATGGTCGGACTTCTTATTGAAGCGATAAAAGATTTAAAAGCCGAAGTAGACGAACTTAAAAAGGGAAAATAGATGGCAATACCAAGTTCAGGGTCGTTAGCATTATCAGCCATTCAAACAGAGTTTGGGGGTAGTAACCCTATATCAATGTCTGAATATTATGCTGGTGGTAGTAATGTTGCATCTGGTACAACTGGAGATTCTGGCAATATTCCAAGTAGCGGAACTATTTCTATGTCACAATTTTATGGTTCATCAGCAGTCGTAAATATAGCTTTAACTATTTCATCAACTACACAAAACTATAATATATTTGCTAACAAAGGAGGCTCGTACTCTGCTGGTATATCTAATGTAACACTTACCGTACAAGCTATTGTAGGTTCTGCATCTAGCGGTCAGTATGCACTAGATACAGGTAGCCAATGGGCATCAGGTGATACTGTTAAAATTATTAACAACAGTCAAATCGTAGGTGCTGGTGGAGCTGGTGGAGCTGGTGGAGCTGGTGGAGCATCAAATCAGGCAAATGCTGGAGCAGCAGGAGGAGCTGGTGGTTCAGCACTTAATTTAGGTTTCGCTACTACAATTCAAAACAATGGTGGTTTTATTAGAGGTGCTGGCGGTGGTGGCGGTGGTGGAGGAAATGCATCAATAGCTACATCAGGAAAAGGTACTACTAGCTACCAAACAGCATCTGGTGCTGGTGGCGGAGGTGGTGCTGGTCAAAATGGTGGTGCTGCTGGTTCTGGTGGTACACAAGGTACTGCAAATCAATCAAATGTAACAGGAAATGCTGGACAGGCTGGTAGTGTAAGTGCTGCTGGTGCTGGTGGTGCAAGTACAAATCTTACGCAGGGTATAGGAACAAATGCACAAAATGGAGCAGGTGGCAACGGTGGTGGTTTTGGTGCTGCTGGTCAAGCTGGAGCAGCAGGAGGATTTTTAAGTACTTCGAATAAAGCAAGTGCTGGCGGAGCTGGCGGAGCTGGTGGAGCAGCAGGTAAAGCTATTAATTTAGCTGGTAATTCATTAACATGGGAAGATGGTAACAGTAATGTTCAGGGAGCAGTATCATAATGAGTAGTAAACCAACGTTATATAGAATATGGGTAAGAAATAAAAAAGTAGAGCATAGAACTTATTTAGCTGGTACAGATGATGCTGAATCAGTAAAAATAAAAAATGAAATATTAAAAGTATTTCCAGATGAGGTCTATCCATGGTCATTTAATATATGGGGTGTGTCAATGGAAGGCAACAAGTATAGTGTACATAACTGTAGTACAGAGGCTGATAATAAAGATAGTGGAGCTATGCAAAATGATGTTTTATATGAAAGGAATTTTATAAAGTATTTTTATGATTTAGATACAGCTACAAAAAAAATAGAAATAGTTTATAAAAAAGGACAGGTATTACCTGTTGTTACTGTGCCTGATAATCTAAGAGTTGATTATATAACTGACCATGTAGATGCAAACTATGCACTACTTAATACACAAGCTATCTATGTAAGAGGTACAACAGAAGATGCTTATACATGGGCACAATCTTTAAAATCAGATATTGTTATGCCTATATCTAAAACAACAAAAGTAGATATTGATAGGCCAAACGGAGTAGATGACGATTTATTTAAGTTTCAATTTAATGCAAGTAAAGAATTAGTAGAAGTTCTTGGCTGTTTTAAACCAGAACACTATTGTGTATATGGAGATAATCAAGATATCTATACAGAGTATACAGGAGATTATGTAAATGAAATTACAAATGTATCTGATACAGAATTAGTTAAACCACAAACAGATAATCATGGTAATCGTATTGCTGCTGCTGTAAACAAAGCTAACATAAAAGAATATGTTTTAGTTCCTAAATCTGATGGGAGCGGTGGGTTTGATAAGGTTTTGCTTAAAGACTTGTAGGAGACGTAATGGCTAATGGAGTTGAATGGGGTATAGGACCATCTCATGTAATTACAAGAACTAATCATGCAACGTTATTAAGATGGGGATTCTGGTCTCCATACTTTGCTTTCTTTTTTTCTAAGATACTACCAGTTGAACAAGTCATGCATGACCATGAAGGTAACTTTATTGCTTTTCTTTTGTGGGGTAAATATACAGAGTATGTCAGAGTGCCTGGACAAAAAGAATTAGAAGTTAACAAATATCGTTGGGTTAATATTGTTAAATGGGATACATTGCATTTAATAAAATGTGATAAGCCTGTATATACTATACAATTTATGGGTAGAAAAATGCACGAAGTTGTTGTTGAATACAAAGGTAGGCTAATTCCTTTTAAAAGATTATGTAAACGAGATGGTAGGTATAAAAGTAAAACATGAGTGCAATTATAGAATCAGTTAAACAAGATTGGGATGTAAAGATATATAATCAAAAAAAAGAGTGTCCTTATTTGGTTATAGATAACTGGTATACTCAAGATGAATTGTCTGCTGTATGGCATGAATTAAATATGTATTTATCTCAACCTAAATATGAAAAAGCAGACGACAAAGAAAGTCCTGTTGCAAGAGATGATGGAGTAGCAAAATCTAATGCGTTTCGTTTTCATCTTTGGGACTATTATACAGACAAAGGACAACAAATGTCTCCGATTGTAAGAGGACTGTATAAACAAAGAAGTAAAGATTTTCATAATATTATTAAAGAAACTATGCCTTTACACCACAGTAATTTTATTAACACAAATACTGATTCTACATTTATTGGTTATTATGATAAAGACCATTACTATAAACCACACCATGATAGCGTTCAGTTTACTTGTTTAATATGGATGTACAAAGAACCAAAGAAATTTTTTGGAGGCAATACTAAACTTGTACCTATTGATGCGACTATTGAATGTATACCTAACCGCATGTTATTTTTTCCTAGTTATATACAACATGAGGTTACACCGTTAAAAACAAAGAAAAATATACCATATGGTTATGGTAGATTTGGTATTACTCATTTTTATAACTGGCAAGCAAAAAATAGTTAAAAGATGCATTTATGCTAACGTTAAGATAAAATAAGATATAATTAATATAGGAGTATAATGTGATTGGATTAGTTGTTAGTGGTTTAAGTAAAGCGGTTGGAGGATACTTTGAACATAAAAGTAAAGAATCGGTTGCTAAAAGTAATTTAAAAATTGCAGAAATAGATGCTAAAGTAGCAGTGCAAAAGAAAGTAGCAGAAGGTAAAGTCGAGTGGGAAACCGCTATGGCAAAGGCTTCTGACGATTCCTGGAAGGATGAAGCATGGACGCTGACTTTCATTGCTATAATAATTTTTAGCTTTATCCCATACTTTCAACCTCATATTGCTAAAGGTATTGAGTTTTTAGCTACATTTCCTGAGTGGTTACAATGGTCTATAATGGCTAGTATTGGTGCTTCTTTTGGACTTAAATCAATAGGAAAATTTACTAAGTGATGATAAAAAGAATACACGTTAATCAACATGTTATGAAAAGAAATGCAAAAACAGGAGAAAGAGAGCCTGTTATAACTGTTAAAACTTCAAAGCAAAATATATACGGATATACAGTTGAAATAAAAGGAGCATCAAGAGTTGTATATTCTCCTGATAAACCACTATCTTGTGGTGCAAAAGTTTGGATGGAAACTAATGAAACTTGTATAATAGATAATGGCAAAGAAAGGCTAGAGGTTTAGTGATGTTTAAATTATCTAAGAAATCATTAGCTAAACTAAGTGAAGTAAATCCTGATTTACAGAAGTTAGTTAAGAATGCCATAGGTTTATCAACTATAGACTTTGGTATATCAGAAGGAATGCGTACTAGAGATAGACAACAGATATTATATGACACAGGTAAAAGTCAAACTATGAACTCAAGGCATCTTACAGGACATGCGGTAGATGTGTATGCATGGAAAGATGGTGCAGTATCTTGGGAGTTTGAAGATTATGAAACAATTAATGTTGCTTTTAGTCAAGCAGCAAAACTTACTAATACCCCTTATGTATGGGGTGGTTCGTGGAAATCATTTAAAGATGGACCTCATTTTGAACTAATGCGAGAAAAGTAATATGGCACTAAAAAAGCTTATATTTCAACCAGGAATAAACAGAGACAGAAGTAATTACTCTTCTGAAGGCAGTTGGTATTCTTGCGATAAGATAAGATTTAGACAAGGTTATCCTGAAAAAATAGGTGGTTGGACTCCAATTAATATAACTCCTTTTGTGGGCGATGCTAATAGTATTATACAGTACGGCACAACAGATAGTAATGAATTAGTTAGTATTGCTACTAATGAAAAAAATTATATTCTTAAAGGAACTGCTCTTACTGACATAACTCCTTTGAGAACCACTTTTACAACTTCAACAACTTCTTCTACAGACAACTGTTTTAAAACTACTGATGAGTCAACCACAGTGGTAGTCACCATAACAGGACATGGTGGCTCAGAGGGTGATTATGTTACTTTTAGTGGCTCTGCTGCAGTTGGTGGTGTAACAGCTGCTAACTTAAATACAGAGTTTAAAATAGCTAGTGTTACAAGTAATACTTTTGAGATTACAGTGGCTGCAGCAGCCACATCTACAGTTTCTGCAGGTGGTGGTACAAGCATAGTTGCAGCTTTTCAATACCCTATTGGTTCTTCTACTATAACTTTTGGTTATGGTTGGGGTGCAGGTACATGGAATAGAGGCACATGGGGTTCCAGTGCAACTACTGCTATCGCTATCCCAGCTAGATTAACATTCCAAGACCAATTTAATAATGATGTTATATATAACATACAAGACTCAGATATATTTTTCTTTGAGTATGACGCTAATATCACTAATCGTGCAGTACAACTTAATACTATAGTTGGCTCAAGAGCAGTGCCAGAACAAGTAGGTAAAGTAATGTTTGCAGCAAGTGGACATTTACTAGCTCTTAGTTGTACTTCTTTTGGTCGTAGCACTACAACAGGAATATCTATATCTAGTATTACTAGGTCTGGTACAACTGCAACAGTAACTACAGGTTCAGGACATGGTTTAAGTGTGTATGATTGGGTTCAATTTGATGGTCAAGCACCATCAGCTTATCAAGGTGAATTTCAAGTATTAACTGTACCATCAAGTACTACCTTTACTTATACATTACCCTATGACCCAGGGGGCAGTGCAAGTCCAGTAGGAACTTATGTTAAAGTAGTTTACTCAGGAACTCTCGACCCAATGCTTATTAGATTTGCTAATGTAGATGCTACTACAGGACCAGAGCCTACAGAGTGGAAACCTGAGCTTACTAACAGTGCAGGGTTTATACGAGTAAAACAAGGCTCTCAAATTATTACTGGATTTAGAACTAGACAAGAGGTTCTTATCTTTACTGATATTGCTCTCTCTACACTACAATTTTTAGGTACAGAAGAAGTATTTGCTATACAAGAAATTAGTGACAATGTAAATATTATTGCTCCTAAAGTAGTGGCTGAGGCAAACAACGTTGTTTACTGGATGGGAGTAGATAAATTCTTCGCCTATGATGGTAGAGTTAGTACTCTGCCGTGTACTTTAAAACAATACGTGTTTGAAGATATGAATAAAGAAAACGGCTTTTTAAACTTTGCAGGTGTCAATAGTGAGTTTAACGAAATAATTTGGTTTTATTGTTCAGGTGGTTCTAACAGTATAGACAGATACGTGATATATAACTATGAAGAAAAGATTTGGTATTATGGCAACTTAACTAGAACTGCATGGGCTAATCCTGGAACTATTAAATTTCCATTGGCTACTTTTAATGGATACGTATATAAACATGAAGATGGTAAAGATAACGTAGTTGCTCCTGGTGATAACCCAACAGCTATTGATTCATTTATTGAATCAGCAGATATGGGCATAGAGGATGGCGATAGTTTTGTGTTAACTAAAAGAGTTATACCTGACGTAAACTTCACTAACTCTGATACTGCAACCGCACAAGGTACAACACTAACACCAGAAGTTCAAGTAACTGTAGGAGTTAGAAACTTCCCAGGAGCTGCAGTAAGCACTTCTAATGTTACAGGTAATACTCTGTCAAGAGATGTAGTAACTACTGCTAGTATTGACCAATATACCAATCAAGTATTTGTTAGAGCCAGAGGCAGACAGATGAACTTTAAGATAGCTAGTGAAGATGTGGGTGTACAATGGCAACTTGGTACTACACGAGTAGACTTTAGACCAGACGGTAGGAGAGGCTAATGTCATCAAACATACCATCAACCAAAGGACCTAACTTAGCTAACCCACCAGCAGAATATGATGCAGGGCAAGAACTACAGTTAGTAAATCAGTTGCGTTTATACTTTAACTCAATAGATGGTAATAATAATCAAGTAAAAGAAAGTGTAGATGCGTTAAATACATTGAATTGGTTGGGGGACAACTAATGGCATTTCAAAAGATTACACCAATAAGATTAGCCCAAGCAGCAAG